GACAGGCCCGAGCGTTTCAGTAGGTCGCGCAGGTAGTCGGCGTCCGGGTTGTATTGGGTTGCGTCTGGTTTCATTGGTGGCGTCCGATCAATCTGTGTAGGCGATGTATCTGAATTTTCCGCCGCCGAACTGCTGGAACCCGCCGCCGAATGTCCCGACAACCACTTTTTCAACCTCTTCGCGGGTCATGCTCTCGGGATAGACGCCTTCTTTGATCATCGACGAGCCTGAATGCAGCTTGCATACGAAGTCGACTTTCGAGGGGTCAAGGATGCGCGGCTTAGTTTGGATGCTTGCAAAACCGTCGCCAGAAAAGCTGATGCTGCTGATGTCCTCGGCGTACAGAGGGTCGTCCACGGCAACCCAATCGCACTCAGGGCAGCAGGTTCTATCTGACGTGCACTCGCCGCACGGTGGCGATATGTGACAGCTGCAATTCTTCGGCCCAGGGATATGAATCACCCCCTCGCACCCGTCGCGGTTGCACGCCTCGCCTTCGCAATATCCGATCTCGCTCATGATGTTGTCCGTCCGTTCGCCGTGCCGTTGTGGCTGGCATGAGCGAACTATAGACAAACAATGTTTGTCACGCAAGAAGAGATTTAGACATTCCTTCAGGCTTCCCAAACATCGCCGCCGCCTTATCCCCCGACGAGTCGCCATCGGTTGGAATCCAGCGCCCGTATACACGCGCAATCATGAGCCAGGATGCGTGCCCCATCTGCTTCGCCACCCACATAGGATGCTCGCCCGCGCTCAGCATCATTGAGGCGTAGGTGTGCCGGGTCTGGTACGGGTTCCGGTAGCGCACGCCAGCCCGGCGGATGGTCGGCGTCCAGAGTGACTTGCGCAGCTCCTGATCACCGTTGAATGCCCGGTTATGCCTCGGGTCGTGGAAAACGGCTTTCCCTTCTATATAGGTGTGCTCGCGCTGGGCCTTCAGCGCCTCGAACGACATGGGCAGCAGGCGCACACTGCGCACCCCCGCCGCCGTCTTCGGCGTCTCTGCCTCGCTGGCCGCCGCCGTCAGTCCCCGCGACACCCTCACTTCCCCTCGATGCCAGTCAATGTCGCCCCACTCCAGCGCGACCAGCTCCGACGTGCGCAGGCCGGTCCAGAAGGCGAACTGCAACAGGTTCCGATACTGCCCGGTCGCTGCCGCCAGAATGGCCCGCTGCTCGTCCGGGCTGAATGGATCGATCTCGTCCTCGGTGCGCGGCTTGCCCTTGACCGAGTACGTCCAGCCGGCCAGTGGGTTCGATTCGATCAGCTCGTCGTCCACGGCATCGCTCAGGGCCGAGCGCAGGCAGCTTTGCACGTTGGCCAGCCGCTTGTTGGTCGCCGAAATCCTGGCCATGGCCGCCTTGACCTCTTTGCGCGTGACCGATGCCAGCGGCAGGCTGCCCAGCGCCGGGACCAGCACCCCTGCAACGATCTTGCGGTAACCGTCCAGCGTGGACGCCTTCAGGATGCCGGCCTTGCGCTCAAGCCATTCGTCCAGGTACTGGCCCAGCGGCACCTGTCCGGACTGGCCGACAGCCGATGCCGCCCGCTTCGACCGGGGAAACGCCTCGGCATATTCAAACTCGCCCCGGTGAATCGCCAGGTCAATCGACGCCTTCTGCTGCTGCGCCCGCTTCAGGTTGGCCGGCGTAGGCTCCAGCGGCAGGCGCTCCCGGCACTGCTTGCCGTCGACCATGAACGAGATCTCGATACTGCTTTTCGATGCCGCACGCACCCCGCGCTTCGCAGCCATACGCCACCCCTGACGATATTCGTTTAGTTGGCCGACAGTTTAGACCTGTGCCGCTCTGTGCGGCACCGGTGTCGACAGGCTACAAGCTGGCGCGCAGCGCTTTGATCCATGCGTTTCGCTGGTCGGTGCGCTCAACCTCTTCGGCATGCTTGGTCTTGTGGTAGTCGATATCCTTCAGCGCCTTTTCTTTCTTGCGCTCAAGCCACTCAGGACCAGTCAAGCGCTCGGTTGGCGTGCCGTAGTAGGCCGATGAGTCGTCGAACTTTATGCTGCTCTCAATCTGCTCGATCATGAAGTCCTTCATGCCGACGTGATCCGCGCTCGGCGGAATCCATGCTTTGACCTGTTCCAGCATTGACCTGTAGGAATCGATCTGGCCCTTGTTCTTCTGTAGCTGATCCAGGCGATGGGCTTCGTCCGCCGCATACTCGCTGTCGCGTCGATCTTGGCATGCCTCCGGGGTCATTTTGCGCAAGGCCAGCAGCTCGGCCTCGGCCTTTTCGAGAGCCTTCGAGTGGTAGTCGCCTGGCTCGAACTGATCCGGGATCTTTTCGCCGCCGCCCGACTCGTCGCGCATGGTGATGGTCGCGCCAAATGCTCGGGCGCAATTCAAGGCGAAAGTCGAAAAGCTGATGCCGTCTTTGATGTCGGCTGTATATCCAGTAGGCATGTCGATTCCTCGCCCGCCGGTCACCGGCAGGCTCTTGTGTGGGGTAGGGGTTAGGCTGGCTCGTTTCCAGATTTCATCGCGTGGAGCTTGTCCCGCTGGATGATCTCGGTGCAGCGCTGGTTCTTGTGAAAGCACTCGTCCGGCATGCCCTGCGGATCGCTCATGCAGCAATCTGAGCAGATCCAGCCGCATTCGCCGCGCGCCGCCTGGTCGGTCCAGTCGCGAGTGGCCTTGTTCATGTCTTCAATGTGCAGGTCGAGCTTTTCGGCCTCGATAACCGTGATGGTCAGGCTCATATTTCGAACTCGTCGCCGTCACAGATCGGCGTCCCGGCCTTGGCCAGCGCGATCGCCTCTTCGGCCTGCTTCAGCAGCTCCGGATATTGGTCGTTCCAGTTCTGCTTGTAGGCCTTGGCCAGCATCGCTTCGAGCGACTTCAGCAACTGCGGCGCCGTGCGCATCAGGTAGGCATTGGCCCAGGACTCGTCGCCGATGCAATACTTGATGCCGTTGTGATCCATGGCGCCGAGGTTCGCAACGGTCAGATAATCGCCGTCACGCATCACATCAATGCTGTAGTCCTCGCGACATACCAGCCAGTCTTCCTTCGTGTGGTTGCTCATGCTGCATCACTCCATTACGGCAGAAAGGATCACAACCGAAACGCTAGTCCCGGCAAATTCGTTGTCGTAGACCTGCGACCACTCATGCTTCAGGCCTGGCAGGACTTCTTTTCCCTTTGCGCTTGCGGGCAAAATGGCTACCAAGCGTCCGCCGAGCTTGAGCATCGATGCCGCGTGCTCGATATGCGCTTGCCAGCGCCCTTCGCTGTACGGCGGGTTCATCACTATTCGGTCATAGCGCCCAGTGATCTGCCACTTAAGGAAGTCGGCCTGCTCGACGTAATGACCCTTCGCCTTGAGGATTTCACAGTGCAAGGCGCTGATCTCCACACATACCGGCTTCGGCATTAAATCAGCCAAGCCACCTTGGCCGGCGCTCGGCTCAAGCCACTTCATGCCGTCCGCCGCTCCGACCATGGCGCTCTCGATTGCCGCATTGGCCACGACATCCGGAGTCGGGTAGAACTGGTGTGATTTCTGATCGGGAATGCAGCCGGAGCAGACAACCTGATCAATTACAGGGCCTGGCTCGTAATCAAAGGCCCAGTGGTCGCATGAGCCAAGTTCGCCTTTTTCGCCCTTCACCCATACGCCGCCAATCGCCTCAAGCGCCTTCTCGGCCTGCTGGCGCGACGCCTTATCGTAGGCGCCGTAACCGAAAACGCGGGTATTGGGGATATTGGCGCGGCCAACTTGCCAGCCATCCTTCACGCCTCGCCATCCCGATTTCATGTCGGCTAGTTGGGCCACAACAGCGAACGGTAGCGGCTTGTCGAACAGGATGAAATCCTTGATCTTCTTCGCCCGCTTCGGCTTCTCCCGGAACTCGGCAGGGATTGCAGTGGGGTAAAGGTTTGCCAGTGTGGCGTTAAGGCGCCAGGCCATCTCTGGATGAACCTCCAGGTGAGCAGTGCCAACGCCGCCATAGACGCGGATGCGAAGCGAGCCCCCATCTACGGACATCCATTCGCCGTTCTGGCGGCGCGCAGCCTTTATCACCGGATCGGTGACGCCATGCTTCGGCTCATCTCGACCCATGAACTTGGCGATCACGCATCGCAGGTCGTTGATGTGCCCCGAGGTCTCGTAGCCGAACACGTTGGCAATAATCATCCGCTTGCCGAAGCCCTGCGGAACGTTGGTCACATGCTGGCGACTCAGGGCGCGAAAGATTCCGTCTACCCGCTCAGCCAGGAACTGCGCCCGGCTCGATAGCAGGCCGGACAGCGTTGCGCGCACGCTCTCGTCGGTGAAGTCGGGCAGCGGCGGCAGATCGCCTTCTTGCGTGTGCTTGTTGTTCTTTCGGCCCAGCGGGTTTTTCATCTGGTCGAACCACTCCTGCCGGCGCTTCTGCGGCATGTAGTCGATTACGTCGGTCATGCGCAGTGCGCGATTCCAGAAGTCCGCATTGAGCTGGCCGACTGCGCCCTCGACACGAAACAGCGCCTCGACTGTGGTAGGCATGCTGTGACGGCTTTCGCCGACGTTGCCCTCGACAAAGTAGTGCAGCACTCCGCGGCAAGCATCGCCGGACACCGATGCCGCCATGTTTTCCAGGCGCTTGCGGGCGGAATCGTATTCGCCGACAAGGCTATCAACCAGATCGCTCGACATTGGCGCGAAAAACTCGCTCACATCTTCAACAATCTCTCCGTGCAAAGTCCTCGCTGGCGCATTCATGGCTTCATGCTCCAGGTATTCCC